CAGGCTGGTATGGAATCACATTACGGGCACCCTGGTGGTGGCTTCCGAACTGGCCCGCTCACGGGGAAAATGCGCCGGTGTGGCGATTGTGCTGTCTCTTGCTGCTGTCACATCAGTCCCGGCACTGGCTGCTGACACGGTCGTACAGGCGGGAGAAACCGTGAGCGGCGGAACACTGACAAATCATGACAACCAGATTGTTCTCGGTACGGCCAACGGAATGACCATCAGTACCGGGCTGGAGTATGGGCCGGATAACGAGGCGAATACCGGCGGCCAATGGATACAAAATGGCGGTACCGCCAACAACACTACTGTCACCGGTGGTGGTCTTCAGAGAGTGAATGCCGGAGGAAGCGTTTCAGACACGGTTATCAGTGCCGGAGGCGGACAGAGCCTTCAGGGGCAGGCAGTGAATACCACTCTGAACGGCGGTGAGCAGTGGGTACATGAAGGCGGGATTGCAACGGGTACCGTCATTAATGAGAAGGGCTGGCAGGCCGTCAAATCCGGCGCAATGGCAACCGACACGGTTGTGAATACCGGCGCGGAAGGGGGACCGGATGCAGAAAATGGTGATACAGGGCAGACCGTCTACGGAGATGCCGTACGCACCACCATCAATAAAAATGGTCGTCAGATTGTGGCTGCTGAAGGAACGGCAAATACCACTGTGGTTTATGCCGGCGGCGACCAGACTGTACATGGTCACGCACTGGATACCACGCTGAATGGGGGGTATTGCCCGTGGAGCCACGCCGGAAAGCAGCGGCAGCTATGGCTTCGTCCGTCTGGAGGGTGACCTGCTGAGAACAGAGGTTGCCGGTATGTCTCTGACGACAGGGGTATATGGTGCTGCAGGCCATTCTTCCGTTGATGTTAAGGATGATGACGGTTCCCGCGCCGGCACGGTCCGGGATGATGCCGGCAGCCTGGGCGGATACCTGAATCTGACACACACGTCCTCCGGCCTGTGGGCTGACATTGTGGCACAGGGAACCCGCCACAGCATGAAAGCGTCATCGGACAATAACGACTTCCGCGCCCGGGGCTGGGGCTGGCTGGGCTCACTGGAAACCGGTCTGCCCTTCAGTATCACTGACAATCTGATGCTGGAGCCGCAACTGCAGTACACCTGGCAGGGACTCTCCCTGGATGACGGCCAGGATAACGCCGGTTATGTGAAGTTCGGGCATGGCAGTGCACAACATGTGCGTGCCGGCTTCCGTCTGGGCATCCGGGCGCGACGATTTTTGGTTCTGTTTTGTGCATTTCACACCTCCTCAAGTTATCAGTTACTTGTTGATGGGGACCAGATTGTTAAAGAGCTAAGCGTCCTGTAGGACGCTTTTTTGTTGCTAACGAATCATCCTGGACTTCATATGCCCCAGGCGGCTACTTCGTGGGCGTCCTGCCTGTTCGTTTTTGACATTTACTGACTGCTTACGACACATGCACCGTGTTGCAACCAGATTTTGTTGTAATCCTGTAGTTGGTCTGGAACAAAAGATAAAATTAAATTGCGAGATATGCAAGTGATATTTGCGAGATATGCAAATTTATAGGTAATAAAAAGCCACCTTTAGGTGGCCGATGGATGGGATATTGAGGTTAATTATGTCTCTTAAGGGTTTGCGACTGACTGATTAAGACCTTTCCAAAGACCATGAATCGGTGTTCGTTTTCGCTAGTAATTCCCCATTCACGGTAAATCTGGTTATCAGAAATCACCAGCAGTTTGTCAGGAATCATTTGAAGTCTTTTAACGTATATTTTGTCATCAAAACCAAAGACATATATACCATCACCATCAAACTGATTGATGCTGATATCAACGAAGATGAGATCTCCTGGCTCAATGGTTGGACACATACTGTCCCCACGAACGTTGATAACTTTGATGTGATTGGCTGGTCGTCCGCCGAACATTGATACAGCATTATCAGTTCTGTATTCGATGGCATGAATCACATCAATGACATCACCGCCCTGGATAAGGCCATTTCCCGCACTGGCACTGATATCCAGCATTTCAATACGGAACACATCCTTCACCTGCGCAACATCCTCATTATTACTGTTTTTATATACAGTATTACTTTTGTGGGCAGAGGTAAAGAGATCAGCAATATCAACACCTAAGCTCTTGGCAATATTACTCAGTGTTTGTTCGGTAAATTGTTTTTGCTTACCCGTTTCTAAGCGCGAGATGTTCGCCGCATCTACTCCTATTGCTTCAGCGAGATCGGCGATTTTCATGTTCTTCGCTTGGCGAAGTTGTCTGACTCGGTTTCCTATGTTCATGCGTTTATTACATTTCTTTATTGCGTGATAAGCAAATCAACTTGCGCAAAATAATTGCGTGAAATGACATGCATAACGCGCAATATTTAGAGGGCATATGCAATCACCATTACGAAATGTGCGTAAGGCGCATGGTTTCACTTTGCAGCATGTTGCTGCGGGTGTTCAAGTCAATCCAGCGACGTTGAGTCGTATTGAGAGGCTGGAGCAGATTCCATCTATCGAGCTTGCAGAACGATTAGCCAATTTTTTTAAGGGTGAAGTCAGCGAAATGCAGATTCTTTATCCGGCACGTTTTCAATCTAGCCAAAACCAGAATGGGTTTAAACCACAGGAACAGGAGGTGAACCGTGGGTAAGCATCACTGGAAAGTAGAAAAACAGCCTGAGTGGTACGTGAAAGCTGTCAGAAAAACTATCGCAGCGTTGCCGGGGGGGTACGCTGAAGCTGCTGACTGGCTGGATGTAACAGAGAACGCATTATTTAACCGCCTTCGTGCCGATGGCGATCAGATTTTCCCGCTGGGATGGGCAATGATTTTGCAACGTGCTGGTGGAACTCACTTCATTGCTGACGCTGTGGCGCAGTCTGCAAATGGCGTCTTTGTGTCTCTTCCTGATGTCGAGGATGTGGACAACGCCGATATCAACCAACGCCTGCTGGAGGTCATTGAACAGATCGGCAGTTATTCAAAACAGATTCGTTCAGCAATTGAAGACGGTGTAGTGGAACCGCATGAGAAGACAGCAATTAACGACGAGCTGTATCTCTCAATTTCGAAGCTGCAGGAGCATGCAGCACTGGTCTACAAAATATTTTGCATTTCAGAAAGTAATGACGCCCGCGAGTGTGCAGCTCCGGGCGCCGTGGCGTGTCGTGACTGTGGAGAAACTAACGCATGAACAGTTTAACAACACACTACCGTCACTCGCAACTGATTGCGCTTCCTGTACCGGGTGGAAAAGCGAAGGTGGAGTATTGCTATGCAGTGAATGTACCAGGTGACAGGGAAATTGTAACCCACAGCTTTGCTGAGTGGGCTGTGGGGGATTTCAACCGGCAGAAGGAGACAGTCCTTTGCGAGAAGTTAACCGCTGGTTCAAAGATCACTACGGAGTGCCCGTCAGAGTCATTCGTTGGGAGCCGGAAACACAACGGGTTATCTACCTCCGCGAAGGCTATGAGCATGAGTGCTTCAGCCCGCTCGAACAGTTTCGTCGTAAATTCAGGGAAATAGAGGTCGGTCATGAGCACTAAATTAACCGGCTATGTATGGGATGGTTGCGCAGCGTCAGGCATGAAATTATCCAGTGTGGCAATTATGGCCCGCCTGGCTGATTTCAGTAATGACGAAGGTGTGTGCTGGCCATCAATTGAAACCATTGCCCGCCAGATTGGCGCGGGGATGAGTACCGTCAGAACGGCTATCGCACGGCTGGAAGCAGAAGGCTGGTTAACGCGTAAGGCGCGTCGCCAGGGTACAAAAGCGCATGACCTCTTTGTATTGCCTTTGTGCAGAAAGCATCACGACGAGTTGCATGTGGACACTGTGGCATTTGAAGAGAAGTATGGTTCCCAACTGGAGCTAATTTTTCGATTTATCGATCGCGCGCTGGCAATTGGTGTGCTGGCCTGATTTTGTGGAGAGATTTGATGCGTGATATGTACGAGGTTTTGGACCGCTGGGGAGCATGGGCAGCAGCAGATAACAGCGGAGTGGACTGGCAGCCGATCGCGGCAGGCTTCAAGGGGCTTTTACCACACGGTAAAAAGTCACGCCTCCAGTGTGATGATGATGAAGGGATCATGATAGACGGTTGTGTGGTGCGGTTGCGTAAATATAAACCAGAAGAATATGAACTGATCATTGCTCACTTTGTTATAGGTATCTCACTGCGTTCTATCGCGAAGAAACGCAGATGCTCGGATGGGTGATGCTGCCAACTTACTGATTTAGTGTATGATGGTGTTTTTGAGGTGC